TGGCTCGGTTAGCGATCCGCAGGATCTCCCGGCGAGAGAGGTCGGCAATCTTGTCGGCCATCTCAACAGGATCCGTGATGGTGTTGAGACTCGCCACATTCCTTGCCGCAACGGCATGGATCACCAGATCATCACCCTCGAGATCCTTGTGCCGACTCTTAAAGTCCCGCCAGAACTCCTGCTGTCGCTTCTCCTGCTCATACTTCTGTGTCAGTTCACTTACAATCTGTTGCCTGTGCAGTTCCAGGGCTTTGGTAGGGTTCTCAAACAGCAGCGTGTCGAGGTTGGGCTGTGCCTGTGCGGCCTGAGCCTGATTCAACGCATCAACTTGCTGTTTGAGCCTGCGGAGTTCCCCCAGTTCCGCACCCTGTTGACCCATCTTCCGCTCAAATTGCCTCTCGCGCTCCTCAAGGGCTGACGCGACGGCAGGATCAAGCGTGTATTTCTGGCCCGCTATAGTCATTTCGACGCCAGTAGGAGTGGCGGGTTCTTTCTTTTCCTCTACCGGAGCGTCTTGCCCTGGACCGCCCTGCAAGATCGCGGCATCCGGGTTCGGCGTGACCGGATCAGGCTGGGTCGGTTGTGGCTTGTCCTTGGCCATGCTTTTCTCCTCTCCGCTGTACCGTTAGGCCTGAGCGGGGATGCGGTTGTGAATCTCTTCCATGGCTTCCTGCCCCTGATTGACTGCGCGTTCGTAGTCACGCAGGAGCGAGCGGAGGGCGGCAATGGCCGCGATCCCCCCGATCAATTTCTGTGCGTCCACCTTGCCGCTGTCATATTCCCGAATCAGCGACTTTAAGATCGCTTCCTGACGTTCTCCCACTTTGAGGGACAAATCCCGCAAGAGCATCTGTGAGACTTGCCCCTGGTGTATGCGGTCTATGGTGTGCGTCACCGGCGCACCGATAAATGACGAGGCAGATAGAGGGGAGTGCCCAGGTCGTGCTTGGGCCGCCCCTCTAAGGCGCGGATGTCTGCCCGCGCATGGGCAAATAATTCCATAACTCCCTCAAGTGCCTTCTTCAAAAACTTGATCTGTTGGTGTACGTCAACCCCATCGTTGACGTGCTCAAAATACCACTTCACCCATTCATCGTGTCTCGTTTCAAAATCCTTGCTCATATCTTGCGATAACCCTGTGAAATCTCGGCCGTCTTGAACGTTCCAGACCCCTTGGCCGATTTCTTCTGATTGCGCGATAACCCAGCCTCACTCATCGCAATGGCGATGGCTTGTTTGCGACTCTTGACTTTCTTGCCCGACCCGCCTGAGTGCAACGTCCCGCGTTTAAACTCCTTCATCACCTTATGGACTTTCTTCTGGCCGTAATCGCCTTTGTGTGGCACTAAAACCCCCAAAAGAAAAACCCCGCTGGGATAAACCCAACGGGGCTCTTTTGCTGCGATGACCCCTACTTATTCAGTTTTTAGGACACAATCGTCGAAAAAGTCTTGTCCTCGAATGTTATTCCGAGGATTTTCCCGTCCTTAATATGCAAAATAGCATTGCCCTTCCGTTTGTCAAGCAAAAATTGCATCAGGGCTGCCACGATGGGCTGGGGGAGGGATACGGAGCCGTTATGGTGGATAACATCGCCACAGGCGGAAATGACTGTGCCCAATTATCCCTGTCCCGACATTTGGGTTAATGGATTTATCGTAGCATTTATTTCAGCGGGCAGTTCCCCCTCGCTTGGGACCATACCACCCCCTCCACCCTTTCCTCCGCCCATCATAGTTCCCATCAGCCCCGATAGCTCCTTAAAGCGATTTGGCATATTCTGCAATTCCTCTGGATTCTGCTCCAGGTGAGAGGGGTTGATGTTGAGCAGCTTCATCATGTAGGTCAAAATCTTATCGCCGCTGAAGCGTTTGGCGAAGGCTTGGAACAGGATGGGGTTGGACACCGCCATTTGCATGAGGGCGGCGGCTTTCTGGAAGTCTCGCACCCTCGCAAGCGTAGCCGAGAGTCCGTGGACTCGGAAGCCACACCCCCCAGCTAGATTGGCAAATCGCTCCTCTGGCCCCATCCGGGCCAAGGTCAACGCCACTCGCGTTCCAAGCGAGCCCACAATATCCTGGCTGGAGAGATCGTCGGCGTTCTGGAGAATGGTCATCCAGGCCTTGCGGAGTGTCGGCCCAATCAACTCGGTTTCAATGTCGGCTGAGATGGCATCCAGGGTGACGGCTGACGACTGAGAAGCCTCGATGACCTCTGTTGCCTTGACCTGCTTCGGGGGTAGCATGCCCATGCGCAGTTCATTGGAGAGCGAAGCGGCCAAGTGCTCACTATTGGCAATCTGAAACATGGCAATGGCGTCTTGGGGCACCTTGCCCTCAGAGACCGTTTCCACTACTTTCATGCCATCGGGAGTCTCATCCTTTATGGCCAAGCTGATCCCCTGGGGGATGCCGCCGGCAATCGAGCGTGGATCCTCGAGGAGACCCGTCCGCACCTGCTTAATGCCCCACACAGACGATAGCCCCCCATCCAGCATGAGGTTGAATAGTTCATTGATCGCCACGTTGAGTGGAGCAACATGGTCGAAGAGGGCCTTGTGCCAAACGGACCCCGGCACCCGGACCAACGGAGAACTGACGAAGGGCGATTCCTGATGCCAAAAGGGGTTGTCCTCTGGTGCGCGGAGCAAGTAGCGGTCATTGGCAATGGCTGCCACACAGTTCTTTTTTACCACCCGGCCCCGCGCATCCAAAATATCGCCCCAGAACTCGTCAACCACCACTCGCTTACGAAAGGACGGGGGGGTGGCATCCGTTTGGTTGCGGCTGCGGGCTTTTTCCCACGATTCATACTTTTTCTCAAAATCCTGGTCAATCAGCTCCAAAACATCGGGGTCGTAGATGTCATCATTCTCGGCCACCTCGATTAAATCCGATAAATCGCGCTCCACCGTGTGTATTTCGTATAAATTGCGGTCTGTGGGGTCGGGAAAGTAATCTTCAGCGGAAATAAGGTCGATAATCAGCCGCCACGGCTGAATTTCCCGTGTTTTGAGGCTTTTTGTCTCATTGGCCCGAATTTGCCCCTCTTCACCGACCGACACGAACTCAATGCCTCGTTCAGCGAAGAATTGCCGCTCCGTTCGCTTCCTTCCGTGGATTTTCAGCGTAATCAGAGACTCGAGGAGGCCTTTTTTGACCCCATCGGAGAGCACCAAGGGGAACGAGGTCCACTTTTGGAGGCCATCGGGCATGCGGTTGAGGAAGCAGAGCAGTAAATCGCGGGCTTCGTGGGCCTGGAGAACTGAGTTGGGTGGCATATCCATCGTAAACCACTCACCAAACTGGACCAAAGCCCGCTTGACGAAGGCCGAAAACTGCTCGACGGCCACAGGCACCTTGGGCAGAAACTCTTTAGACTGGCCTTTTTGCTTGTGTGACCAATCCTGCCGACCCAAATAGGTGTTGGTGTTGAAGCGATTGAGGGCGGTGCGATCCCGCTTGGCCATCTCCGCTTCATGCTTGTAAGCCCGAATCGCCGTCAGGACGGTCAGATCCGAACCTGTTGCGACTAGCCTATCCTCTCCCGGTTGTTTCTTTCGTGGCATGTGTCCACCCCTTCTCATATACTCCAAGCAAAATGAAGCTTCCCTTGTCCCTGAAAATCCTTGAGTTTATATCTGAACAACCACTCCAGACTTCTCCCATAAATACGTTAGAATACCATGCCAATTGAGACATCTCTGGATTGCAGCGAATCTCATATATTCTTCCGATGGGCATGCCTGACTCTTCCGCATCGTAAATGACCAGATCCACCTGGCTTCCAAAATCCTTATTGATGTCAACTACCAGAAGCCTTCCGAATGTCTCCATGTCTCTAAAAAATTAGACCTCCAAGAATCTCACGCCTTCAAACCTACCAACAGATGGCTCAATTTTCAGTCTTGAATTCAAGACTCTTTGTTTCTTGCCACACGCAGAACATTTGGCCATGACAGACCCAGTAGATCGATTTTCTGGCACTACCCATTTATGGCGTTTATCCTTCGCTTCTATCCTTGGCCATCTTGCCGTCATCATATCTCCCAAAATATCCCGGCATGGGAATCCCCTTGGATGTTCTCTCGCTCGCTATGCAGTCGTGACAAACGCCAATCGCCCGTGCCCCGTGGGTCAAGAGGGCGTTAGGGCATAAACGACATATTTTCAAATCTTTCAGCGGTGCGCCCATGAATACCCCGGCATGCCAATGGCCGCTTTCAGGCTGTCGAACGGACCCACTCGCCTCACGGGTTGCTCATACGAAATCCAATATCCAAACGCATCCGAATCGTGCGTCCGCTGGTAATACGGGTCGCGCCGATCATGGGATTTCTTGATCCCGCCCCGATCATCCCGCAAGGTTTGTTCCAAGTCGTCAATCAGGTGTTCACAGGAGGGATCAATCTCCACGATAGAAACGCCTGCCTGATCCCGCAAGGCGGCATTGACAGCATTGATGCGGTCCGGCACCATCGGATTTTTCTCCGGCACCTTGAGCCTAACTGGAGCCCCATACTGCCGCATGGCGTTCAAAATGAGGCTATAGTCACTCTGGCCCGTCTGTCGGGACCGCCCCTTGGAGGTCGCATCACCGTAAATCCATATTTCCCCGCGATGATCGGGTACGGCATCGTAAAAGAGCTGCACCATGTCCAGTACGCTGCCCTCTTGGAGCCGAAACGTCCGATAGACACGAAACAGTTTCATGTGGCGCTGACCGATCCCACTGACCATGGGCTCCACGTTAAAATCCCAGTACCACGCCAGGGGCATCCTTTGCGTAATGGGAGGCTGAGGCTTGACATGGACGCGCCGATCAAAGGACGGATAGGCCCGTGCGCCAGATAACCCTGGCAACCACTCACCCCCTAACCGGATCCTCCGCTGGACGGAGCCTTCGGGATAAATGGATTCCAGCCGGCCGATTTCCCGCTGATCCAGATGGGGATTGTCGTAGATGGAGGCTCCAAAGATGCCCACATTGGCGAGCTTGCCCATTTCCCATGGCTTGATGATATCGGTGAAAATCCAGGTCACGCCGCCCACCTGGCCTTCGGGGGGAAGCAGGGTGGCCGTGCCAAACACCCGTAGGGGTCGGCCCCCAATACGGATGACGGATTCTTCGTAGATATGCTTGCTGTGCTCCTCGTCAAAGTGTATCCAGTCTTTCTCCGCCCCCCGATACTTGGTGCTGCCAGCATCGGCGGACTTAAAGCCCACGATGGACCCATTCTTGAGCTTTAAGACCCGGTCCGAGACACGCCACTCAGTTATTTCCCGGTCCGGGATGAACGGCTCGTGCGTCGCCCCTGGCGGGACGAAGCCGTTGTTGAAGTATTTGGGCTCGATGATGTCGCGGGAGGTAGGGAAGTCGATGGAGGAGACCCAACCTGAAGTCGCTCGATCCCGTATTTCAACACGACCCCCCTCAGAATAAGCTGATCGAGGATCGCCCCCAAATCTAGCCAGGGAGGATCCAATGTAGGCTCCGGCGTCAGACTTGCCACTTCTATTGGCTGCGACAAACCAGTTTTCTGCTTTTTTCCCATACAGCACACTCTCAATGAAGGGTTTTTGTTTGGGTGTAGGTTGGAAGATTAAGATGGGGTCCGTGGCGGCCCGCTCGAGGATAGCCTGGGCGAGGAGGGCGCGTTGTTCGTCGAGTTCACGCAGTCTAGTCATAGATTATCCTGGGCCGCATATCGGGCACTCCACATACCGTGTGGGGTCGTAGGTACAGCCACAGTGGGGACAGCGGGTGGAGGGAGACCAGGCTTTGCCCTCGTATGTGAAAATTGTAGGGGCAGACCAGATGGTGACGGCCCTGGAGCGGATGAGACGCCTAGCTTCAACCTTGGATACATTGAATGCGACGGATACCACGTCAAGAAGCCTCATTCTTTACGCCTAGCTTGGCCCTGATTGCACGATCTACTGGCACTTGGGGTAAGGTACATATTCGCCAGAGCGGTATCGTACGCGCACGCACATGGTAGCCTCACCCCACCCCCCCCCTACCCCTATAATTACCACTTTATGTTGTGGTGTGTCAATGACCCAACACTAGTTAAATAGTTTACATATAACATCTTATCCGACGTAAGGT